CTAGCTGGTAGCGCACTTTCTTAAGGTGAATTAGGACTATATTATGGCGCTTGACATTTTTGGATTTACCATTTCAAGGGGGAATAAAAAACAACAGGAACAAGAAAAAACTGTTGTTATTCCCCAGAATGATGATGGAAGTATTGTAGTTCAAGATAATGGGATATATGGTCAATTTCTTGATTTTGAAGGAAACTTTAAAAGTGAAGTTGACTATATTCGCAGATATAGAGAACTAGCAAAACAACCAGAAGTAGATATTGCGATTGATGACATAGTTAATGAGGCGATTGTTACTGATGAAGAAGATATTCCAGTAACAATCGACCTTGATGCTGTAGACCTATCAGATAATATCAAAGAACGTATTCGCGATGAGTGGAAAACAATAGTACGCTTGTTGGATTTAAAAACAAACGGATACGAAATATTCAAAAAATACTATGTGGATGGAAGAATATACTTTCACATGGTAGCAGATTCTAAAAAACCCCAAAAGGGCATTGCTAAGATACAGTATATCGACCCACTTAAAATCAAAAAAGTAAAAAAGATTTTAAAAGAGAAAAATCAGAAGGGTATTGATGTAGTTGTTGGAACAGAAGAAGCTTATGTTTATAGTGAGCAAGGTTTCGATAACGGTGTTGAAGGTGTAACTCTATCTCCCGATTCAATTTCATATGTAACATCTGGATTGGTTGAAGATAAATCAGGTGTGGTACTAAGTCACCTACACAAAGCAATGAAGACCGCAAATATGCTTAAAATGGCTGAAGATGCTTCAGTTATTTACAGACTATCTCGTGCTCCAGAACGCAGAATTTTCTATATTGATGTTGGTTCACTTCCTAAGAATAAAGCTGAAGCTTACCTTAAAGAAGTGATGAATAAATATAAAAACAAAATGATTTTCAATGCTGAAACTGGCGAGATGAAAAACGAAACAACTCATATGACGATGACCGAAGATTATTGGTTGCCGCGTAGAGAGGGTGGTAAAGGTACAGAAATTGATACTCTTCAGGGTGGTCAAAATCTTGGAGAAATGGATGATATTCTTTACTTCCAGAAAAAGCTTTACAAATCATTGAATGTTCCTGTTTCTAGATTGGAACAAGAAAATGGGTTTAACTTAGGAAGAGCAACAGAAATTAGTCGTGATGAACTTAAATTTGGTAAGTTTGTTAATAGATTAAGAAAGAAATTTAGTGAGAATTTCGATAATATATTGAAAACTCAGTTGCTACTTAAAAAGATTATAACTCATGACGAATGGGAAGCAATTCAAACGGATATATACTATGATTTCATTAAGAATTCATATTTTGTAGAATCCAAAAAGAATGAAATTTTATCGGCAAGACTTTCTCTTTTGAGAGATATTGATGATTATGTTGGTAAATATTTCTCTAAAGAATACGTTCAAAAAGAAATACTTATGATGAACGATGATGAAGTTCAAGCTATCGAAACTCAGATGGAAAAAGAAAAACCTGATGAGCCACAAGAAGATGGGAGTACATGGTAATGGCTATAATTATGGGAGGTAGCGGAGCGGCTATCTATGAAAAGAAAGTACCAGAAGAAGTTACAGAAGTTGTAGAAGCCCCTGTAGAGGCTTCAGAGCCTGTAGAGGAAGTTATTGATGAAGTCGAAGAGGAAGTTGTAGAAGCTCCTGTAGAGACTTCTGAAGAGGTTGTAGAGACTTCTGAAGAGGTTGTAGAGGAAGTTGTAGAAGCTCCTGTAGAGGCTTCTGAAGAGGTTGTAGAAGCTTCAGAGCCAGTAGATGAAACTGTAGAAGTTACAGAAGAGGCTCCAGAAGAAGAGAAAAAACCTCGTAGAAAAAGAAAAACATCTAATAGGAGAAAATCATGAGTAATCTAGAAGGATTTATCAAAGATTTGGTTTCTAAAAAGCTAAGCGATGCTCAACAGAAAATTAATGATACTCTACAAGCCAAAGCTCTTGAAAAAATTGATTCTATGCGTCCAGAAGTTGGAAAGAATCTTTTGAGAGTTGAAGAAGAGTTGGAATATGATGGTGAAGAAGAAGATGTTGAAGAGGGTCTTGCTCCTGTAAAAAAGCGCATAGACCCCGCAAAGCGTAGAGAAGCGGCTAAATACTACAGAACAAATAAAGTTAAGATTAAGCAACAGCAAAAGAAATATAGAAAATCTGCTCAAGGTAGAAGAACTGCTGTTAAAGCTAAGAGATTTGAAAAAGTTGGCAAAACCTCAACTGGTAAAAGAAAATCTCAAATCTTGAATAAAAGATTAACAAAATAATTCAAGGACATAACTATGAAGCTTGTAACAGAATTGGTAGAAAATGTACAATATATTACTGAAGGAAAGGGTGAAGATAAATCTCTTTATATCGAAGGTATTTTTCTACAGTCTAATATAAAAAATAGAAATGGTCGCGTTTATCCTAAAGAAGTGATGGAGCGCGAAGTTAATAGGTACATTAAGGAATCTGTAGACGCTAAGCGAGCTTTTGGCGAACTAGGTCATCCAGAAGGTCCAACTATCAATTTGGATAGAGTTTCACACATGATTACCTCACTTAGAGAAGATGGCGACAACTATGTTGGTAAAGCCAAAATCATGGATACACCACATGGTCGTATCGTTAAGAACTTTATCAACGAAGGTGCTCAGTTGGGTGTATCTTCAAGAGGTATGGGTTCTATTAAAGAACAAAATGGTATTGCTTATGTTCAAGAGGATTTTTATCTAGCAACGGCTGGTGATATTGTTGCTGACCCAAGTGCTCCAGATGCGTTTGTGAACGGTATTATGGAAGGCAAGGAATGGATTTGGGATAATGGAATTATCCATGAATCCGAAGTCGATAAAATGCATAAGGCTATCAAGAGAGCTAAAATGAATGATATTGAAGCCATTATGCTTGAACAATTCCGCAATTTTATGGGTAAAATTTAGTTATTATAAATAAATTTAACATAATTGTTAATTATATTAAAAATGGGAGACTACAATGGGTAAGACACTAAAACTTACTGATGAGCAATTGGCTGAACTTCTCAAGGTAAATGAGTCGGAAGCCGAGGACAATCAGGACACATTGAAGACTACTAAACTCACCAAGAAAAAAGTTTCTGCCGAATTTGATGAAGGCGAATCTGAAAACGAAGTAGAAGTTTACGAGTCTGAAGAAGAAGAGTCTGACGAAGACAAAGAAGAAGTTTCTGAAGAGTCTGAAGAAGTCGAAGAAGAAGTCGAAGAAGAAGTTTCTGAAGTTTCTGAAGAGTCTGAAGAAGACGAAGAAGAAATGGAAGAAGAAGTTTCTGAAGTTTCTGAAGAGTCTGAAGAAGAAGACGAAGACGAAGACGAAGACGAAGAAATGGAAGAAGAAAAGAAAGAACTTGCAATTGAAGAAGATATGAATGCTCTATTCAATGGCGAAGACCTTTCTGAAGAATTCATGGAAAAAGCTTCTACAATCTTTGGCGCGGCACTTCAGTCACATCTAAAAGAAGAAGTTTCTAAACTAGAAGAGCAATATGCTTCTAAGCTAGAAGAATCTGTTGCGGCTGTAACAGAATCACTAACAGATAAGATTGACACTTATCTTGATTACGTTGTTGAAGAGTGGGTCAAAGAAAATGAACTCGCTATTGAACAGGGTCTAAGACTTGAAATCATGGAAAACTTCATGGGCGATTTGAAGACTCTATTCAACAATAATAATATCGAAGTTCCTGCTGAGAAAGTTGACTTAGTTGCTGAAGCAAAATCTGAGCTTGTTCAAAAAGAAAACGAACTTAACGAATCTATTGAGAAGAACGTTGAACTGAAACGTGAACTTTCAGAACTTAAAAAACAAGTGATTATCTCTACAGTATCTGAAGGTCTAACTGTTTCTCAGTCTGAAAAACTAGTTAATCTCGCAGAAGGTGTAGAATTTTCAGATGCGGAAGCTTACGAGAAAAAGATTCGTTTAATTCGTGAGAATTACTTCCCAGAAGAAACAGTAATCGAATCAGAAGTTAAAGAAACTAGCGGTGAAGTTCTTGTTGAAGAAGAAAAGAAACCAGCTACTAAAATTGACCCAATGATGGAGTCATACGTTTCTGCTATTTCTAGAACTATTAAAAAGTAACTAATTATAAATAACTTTAGATTATAAAAATCGTTAAAGGAGAAAACAATAATGTATACACAAATGCACCTTTCCGAAGAATTGACTCAGAAGTGGAAACCAGTAATGGAACATGAAGACATGCCATCTATTACTGACCCATACAAAAAAGCAGTCACAGCTATTCTTCTAGAAAACCAAGAACGCGCTATCCGTGAAGAGAATGCTCTACACGAGGCGGCACCAACTAACAACTACGGTGATGGTAATGTTAAAGCATATGACCCAATTCTTATCTCTTTGGTAAGACGCGCTATGCCTAACATCATGGCTTATGACCTTTGTGGTGTCCAGCCACTATCTGGTCCTACTGGTCTTATCTTTGCCATGAAGTCACACTACGACAACATGACAGGCGCAGAAGCACTTCACAACGAAGCAAACTCTGCTCATTCTGGTGTTGGTACTCATAGCTCAACTGACCCATTTGCGGCTGATTTCGCATCTGGTACAGGTATGGACACTGCTTCTGCTGAAGCTCTAGGTGGTCCTGAAGCTTCTGACCCATCATTCAAAGAGATGGGCTTCAGCATTGACAAAGTTACTGTTACTGCTAAGTCTCGCGCACTCAAAGCTGAATACACCACTGAACTAGCACAGGATTTGAAAGCTGTTCATGGTCTAGATGCTGAGTCTGAACTTTCTAACATTCTTTCTACTGAAATCCTAGCTGAGATGAACCGCGAAGTAATTCGTACTATCTACTCTTCAGCTAAACTAGGTGCTCAGTCTGGTACTGCTACTGCTGGTATCTTTGACCTTGACACTGATTCAAATGGTCGTTGGTCTGTTGAGAAATTCAAGGGTCTTATGTTCCACATTGAGCGTGAAGCTAACGCAATTGCTCGTGCTACTCGCCGTGGTAAAGGTAACATCCTAATGTGTTCTTCTGATGTAGCATCTGCTCTATCTATGGCTGGTGTCCTAGATACTTCATCTGCTCAGGTTGGTCGTTCTACTGGTGACTTGAATGTTGATGATACTGCGAATACTTTCGCTGGTACTATCAACGGACGTATGAAAGTCTTCATCGACCCATACTTTGATGCGGCTGGTAACTACGAACTATTCTGTGTAGGTTACCGTGGTACTTCACCATACGATGCTGGTATGTTCTACTGCCCATACGTACCTCTCCAGATGGTACGCGCAGTTGGCGAACAGACCTTCCAGCCTAAAATCGGTTTCAAAACTCGCTACGGCATGGTTGCGAACCCATTTGCTACAGGCGCTCAGGACGGTGCTATCAGCCCACGTTCAAACGACTACTACCGTATCGTTCGCGTAGACAACCTAATGTAATTAGGAAGTTAAAGTATGAAAAGGGGTTCTTTGAACCCCTTTTTTTATGTCTAATTTTTTTATATAAATACTAGTATGAGTAAAACAAATCATTTAAAACATGGGAACTTTCTACCAGCAGACGGGTTTGGACTAACCGTAGATAAGTACCCTTCAATTGGTCCACTAGCACAGGGAGTATTTGTCCCAGGATTGATGATGGGCGAGGCTCAAATGGCTAGTCCTTTTGTTGATTGGTCTTTGGTTGGTGACAAGATTGTCTATGAGAAACTGGCAGTAACTTTGGCTATTGACGAAAACATGGATGTTGTCCGTGAAATTGTTCAATGGATTAAAGGTATGGGATTTCCAGAAAACTTTGAGCAATATAGAAAAACTCAATTAGCACATAGACAGCAACAAGTATTGGACGATTTATATTCTGATATAACTCTTATTATATTGAATAGCAAGTCTAATCCTAATATTAAAATAACTTATTATGATGCCTTTCCAGTTTCTATGAACGGATTCCAATTGGCAACCACTAATACTGATACACCTCATTTAACTATTGATGTTACATTTACATTTAGAGATTTTAAAATAGAAAAATTCGGTGAAGAAAATACAGTAACTTAAATTATTGGATTATATTATGAAAATTGATGAAATACATAATGAAGTACTTCAAGACTTGAAGATAGACATGTCTCAACTAGATTACGAATCTTTGAGGACGCATGAGCTTTATATCAAGTATCTAAAAATTCATTCTAATGAAAGAATGAGACTCACTTACTACAACAATAAATTAAATACCGCTTACAAAGATTGTCTAAGATATTATTCTGGAAAAGCAGATGAGCCTTTTGATGAGTATGTGGATAAATCTGAAATAAAGCATTACATTTATGC